AGCAGTAGCAAGGAGATTTTTGAATTATATATAGCAATACAACAGTTGATCATAAAATATGTGATGAATTTAATCTGACTTTAATTTTTTCCAGGAATGTTGCTACTAGTGCTGGTCAATTGATCCAAAGGTTTCATCTTCTTGGCTTGTCCAATCTCTGAATTTTCATCCATTCCTTCTTCTTCCAATCTGCTGATATTTGAATTTCTCTTTGCTATTGGTTTTTTGGGTCTTTTCACTCTTATGGGGTTGTAGTCTGGGTCGAATTCGAAAAAGAAAGGGTGTGCTCCAGACCTGAAATTTATTGGATTTTGTTTTTCTTGATCATTTAAATCATACATTGAAGACCCTAGAAACTCCTTTATTTCAGACTTGTTCCTTCCAATTATGGAAATTTGTTCTCTTACTTTTTTGTAAAGTGTTTGTAATGGTTCATCTTCATGAGCTTGAACTTTATTTAGTAGCTCTTCAACTCTTTGGACATCTGTGGTTATCTTCCTTTCCACTGCAAAAACTGCTGAATTGCTGATTTGAGCGCCTTCTCTTGAAGTATTTGCCTGAAGAGCAAATCTTTGAGCAAACTCTGCCCATCTTGTGAATCTCAATAAGGGAGAAAGCACTGTTGAAACTTTTTCACCGACTCTGAAGTTTCCTATTTTCATTCTGTTTCTCAACTTAAGAGGGTGGCTAACCATAGCAGAGACCAAACTGAAGTCTTCATAAGCAAGTCCAAAGCATGCCATCATTAATACTTGAGCCTTGTCCTCTATTGATTCAATTTCATCATCGTTCATTATTGTCCCTTGAAAGGAACAAATTCCAATTTTCTCCATTGCAATATTGAAGACTTCAAAGGCTCTTCTTCCTGCATATGCACAGAAATTGGCAAACTCATCTTTCAGAGTAAGTCTGGCAGCCAACCACATACACCAAGGCATTGTCATCTTGTTGGTTATCTGAGGCTTTAACAGGAGTGATGCTTCTGCGATGACATTTAGAGCTTCTCTGGCATCATTGTAGTTTGCTTTTACAACTCTTCTTGCTAGTGCTCTTAAAGGCCCAGGAAACGCTTTTTTCTCAATTCCTTGCATGGCTCTTTCCAGAGGGGAACCAGTCGTTCCTGCTCTCAATTTTACATTGGCATCAACTCCTCTTTTGCCTTCTCTCTTTCCATTTATTAAACCTTTTGCGTCAGCTATAAGAACTCCAATTCCGATGTGCTTTTCCATTATCCATTTATATCTAGTTTCGATTCCAGCCCCTTGAGTGAGAGTGAACAATTCAGCAGAACCGTTTCTTCTTGCTGCATTTCTTCCTCTTTGATAAATAATTGCTTCTAAGTTAGAAGCAAAGAGTGCAGAGAAGCCGAGTCTTTTTCCTGCAATTTTTGCTCTGTTTAGTTCATTTCCCCAATGAGATTTGAGAATTTGAACAATTCTTGAGCGGCTTGTCAATTCAACAACTGCATGGTAGGTTATATTGGTGCCTGAACCAGCTCTTTTAACTAGTCTGATCCCAATGGAATCTGCATTGAAGTTGCTGTCCGCTCTTTGGGCTTCTCTTGCTTTCTTTTCCCTTTTTTCCTGATACTTTCCATCACAACATATTCTTATAGCTTTTTCAATTGCTATGCCATTTTCCAGGATCAACATTTCATCGCCATTAAGGCCCACTTCCTTACAAATGGCAATGTAGGCTTCAATGTTCTCATTTATTATGAGAGCATTGGCTTTGCGTTGCTCATCTGGCGTCTTTCTGTTTTGACGTCTGTCAGACATTTTTGAAAATCAAATCTCCTGCTTCTGCT